CTTTTGAGCCACTGGGCGGACTCGAACCGCCGACCCACGCATTACGAAAGTGGGGAACGCGGCGGAAAGCGTTTGTAAATCAATATATTGTAATTTTTGCATAAAATATAATTTACCGATAGAGTGGCAAAAATGGGGCAAATTCGTAGTTTATATCCCTATTTTGTACCCGCTTTTGTAGCGTCATCGTTCTTCCCCGTCAGTGATTATTTTGGCATCCTCAACCGGTGTGTTTTCTATCTGTTGTATTTGCCGCGCATTGAGCGGGGATATAACCGACTTCCCCAATTTCTTTTCCAGTTGCTGCCGTGCCACTCTCGCCACACCGCCACCATCCTGAGCGATGGTCTTGCTCTGCTGGAATGTCTGCGGATTGCGTTGGCGGGATAGTTCCCTCGTGGACGCTTCGGCTAATGTGTTTAGTGCCACCTCTACACCCGTCATATTGTCTCGCAGGCTCTGCTTGGTCAACCCCTTGTATGTTTTATATTCACGTGTAGTCATGCCACTCCATGCCTTGGTGAGGATATTTGTCAAGAGAGCATAGTCTTTTTCCTGGGTGATGCCTACCCGTTTCCATTCGTCGGTGAGGGACTTGCGAGTCATTATGGATTTCATACGCTCATTTATCCACTCGTCGCTATATCCCTGCCGGCGATAGTCTTCCACCGCCATTTGGAATGTCAGTTCGGGGTCTATCATCTGGTCAATGCGTTTGCTACCCACCTCCGCCAGCCATTGTTTGAGCGGCTCGGCTTTGGGCGACGGCACAGTCTGAATGATACGCAGCAACTGCTCCATATTGGCAACATCGGTCAAACGCTTTTTGCCGTCTTGGGAAACTAATTTCAACTGTACGATTTTTTCGTACGTTTGATTTCCTTCGGCAGATAATTTGCGTTTCAAGTCGCTCCAATATCGTCTTGGAGTGATACTGTCTGTCAAAACTTGTATTACATCTATAACCGAGAAATAGAATTGCTCTTCCTCCTCGTTCCATACGATACGCACCTGCGTATTCTCGAACAACTGAATGGCTACATTATTGTCCATAGCGAAAGGGCTGTTTTATTGCTTCAAATAATCAATAAGGTCGGCATTTTGCTTGATGATAGCAGCCAGTGCCTCTTCTTTGCTCATACGGGGTAGCGTCTGTTCCTGCTTGGTAACGATAGTCTGCGTTCCTGAACCTATATTTGTATTGTGATGTCCCATGTTGGAATTGTTTATCACAATGTTTTCCGACTTGCCCTCCGCCGTGATTAGCATATCACCCGTACCGCGAAGCAACCACTCCGCAGAAACCTGCGGATACAGTTGGCAAAACTTAATCACAATCGATACATTCAAATCCGAAGCCATCGCCTCGCCGACAAAGTTCGACTTCGATATGCCCAACTGCCGGGCTATCTCTGCTTTTGTAAGTCCAATAGACTGAACAAAGAACAGAATTTTTTCCTTTACATTCTCCATAATTCAGTATATTCTACCATAAAAGTGCATAAAAATGAACTTTTCTCGTTCAAAAATTTGCACAGTTCAAAATACTACACTATCTTTGCACCGTCTTTCAATGTGAAAGCGCGACAAAGGTAGTGATAAATATCGAAACAGGCAACAATATGGCAACGAAAATCATAGCCCCGCATGGGGTGAAAAAGCAGATACAGCGCGTGTTCGGATACAGCCAGCCGACTATCCGGCGAGCGTTCAACGGGTGCGACGACACCTACGCCGCCAAGCGGATACGCTACTATGCCCTGCTGCACGGAGGGGCGGAGTATGAGAGAAAGACTTCCCCTAACCCCTCCTTCAAAGGAGGGGAGAGCAGGACGGCAACAGCAACCAAGACAACCTCCAAGGTATAACTAACATATAACTAACCAATAACAAAAGACTCAGGATTATGGCAACAAAACCCATTGCGGAGATAGCCCCCGCGGACAGAAGATGGCTAAGCGAAGAAGAGGCAATCGGTTTCCTCAACATCACCCGCCCCGAGTGGGAGAAGTTCATCAAGCCCCACGCGCACCTCTATGTCGGCAAGAACTATGACCGAGAGCAACTGAATCGGCTGATGGAGAAGAAGGTGGTGGTCCCGAAGATAATCTGACATAATGGCAGAGTGACGAGGTGTTACCTGCTGATTTCAATCAATTTTTCTTTTAACCGCAAGCCCGCAAGAACCGTGAGGAGGCAGCGGGCGCAACCCTGACCGCTTGGGTGAAAGCGGATGATAATTCATTGTAAACAGGGAGGGGCGACCCTCCCGCACGAAACCAAACAGAATCAATCATATATGAAACGAGCAAGAATCATTCACGGCATCGTATGGGCGTGCATCACCCTTGCCGTCGTGGCGACCGTGGTCGCAGAGTGGCACGCACAGGGGGGCAGCGTGAAGAGCCTGGTACTCGCCACAATCCTATACACCGCCATGGGCGTAGGGTTGTGGGGGTGCGGAGACAAGTGTATGACCTCCCCAACCCCTCCAGAGGAGGGGCTCAATAGAAGGGGCTCGTAGAGAATAATCCGCCAAGGAGACCAGCAAGGCTGCGCTGTTGTGAAAACTTATCCACAACGTTCGCACGAAGTCTCGCCACAACAGCGCAGCACAGCATCCAAGGGATAAGACAGTGAAGGGGCTGCATGTAATAGTGGAACCCCGCCCCAAGGATGCTTCTCCCACCGAGATAATGCTCAGAAAGACGCGAGGAGTCAAAGACCGGCAAAGCGTCTGCGTGGAGCAGGAGTAAAGCGTAGGCACGCCTCGGAGGGAGTTTTTTGAAACAATTTGTAAATGTGTAAATTATAGAATTTGAAAGAATGAAACTATTAGGCAAAATTGTCTCCATAGTGGAGACGGAAGTTTTCAAGCGTAAGGACGGCACATGGGGCCCTATCTACTCGGTACGCATCGAGAGCGGCGACGACGAGTTCGCTGCCCGGACATTCCACAGCAAGGAGGGGCAAGCCCGCATCGGCATGACAGTGGGCGCATACGGCGAGTTCCGCATCACCGCCGAGGTGTCGGAAGGCAACCGCAATGCCGACGGCAAGCCCTACATGATTGAGCGCAAAACCATCCACCGCTTCACGGCACTCACCTCACAGGGCGCACAAAAAGCCCCACAGGATGCAAAAGATGCGCCACAAGACGCGAACAGTGTACAGGCGATACAATCTACCACAGAAGGAGAAAAAACGCCGCAGAGCGAAGAAAACTACCGTTTTTAGATAGCTTATGCGTTTAGGAGTTGATGCGTTTTATGCGTGGTTGAAAGGGTTGATACGTTGAAAAAGTTTAACCAATCAACCATCTAACTCTCTAAACCACACATAAACGCATCAACCTGTCAACCCATAAACCCACCACAGACTCAGAAAACAATGGAAACAACCACCAACCCGATAGAAGTGCCGGAGCAGGCGCAGGACGTGTTCCTGCGTGACCTCGACTGGCTGGATGCCGACATCAGCCGCAACTGGCTCGACCCCACGGAAGCGTACCAGTGTCCGCAGTACACGCTCAGTTACTGCGGCGTGCCGTTTGCTCCGCTGGGCGGTATCCACGGCTTGACAGGCAAGCCCGGACACGGCAAGACGATGACGTTCACGCAACTGATGGTCGCCATCATGCGGGGCGACTTCGGCAACCTCCACTCGCTCGTCAAGGAGCGGTGCAACCGCGAGGGGCGCGAGCCGACGGTGCTGTATATCGACACCGAGATGGAGAAGGGCAACACCCAACTGGTGATGCTGCGCGTCTATCAGGAGATGGGCTGGCAATGCGGGACGGTGCAGCAGCAGTTCCGTATCCTGTGGCTGCGCGAGGTGGTGCGTGCGGAGGACCGCTGGCGCATGACGCTGCGTGCCATCTACGAGATGCGTCCCGACGTGGTGTTCCTCGACGGACTGATAGACGTGATAGGCGACTTCAACGACAACCGTGCGTGCCAGGTGCTCATCTACCAGTGCATGGGCGTGGCGTCGCACTACAACATCAGTCTGTGGTGCCTGCTCCACGAGAACCCGGGCAGCGAGAAGATGGTGGGGCACGCGGGGTCGTTTCTCGAGCGCAAGGCGACCGACATCCTCCGCACGAAGAAAGACAAGAGCGGCACCCGGGCGACATTCACCGTAACACAGGCGAAGAACCGCGCCCGCGACTTCGACGACTGGACGTTCCACATCGAGGACGACGACCACCACTACGGGCACCCCGTGATGGACACCTTTACGCCCGAGACTCGCGAACAACCCGCGACAGACCCGCGACAGATACGCGAGGCGGTCAGCGTGTGCGGCAACGAGAGTCTGAGCAAGAGGGCATTGAGTGACAGAATCAGGAAGGCACAGAGGATTGGTACAGAGAAGGCAATGGGGATTATTGATGACGCGGTACGGCAGGGGGTATTGGTGTGCGAAAACAACCGTTACCGATTGGCAAACAACCTCTTCGAGAATACTGAGATTGATGTTATTGACGACGCGGGACGCATCGTCCCCACAGCCGACAATTCGATGCACGATGATGACGAGGTATTTTAGGTTTGTACTACTGTACTGTCCCCCTATATATAGGGGGGACAGGGTACAGTCCAGTACAACCCCAAAACCACCTCCTCGCGGCGAAAAAATGCACGCAAAAAACCGCACGATTTATCCAATAAACGAATAAACTGACAAACGAATTATTCAAACAACGTAGAACTTATGGCAGACCTTATCCCTACCGGCACAGAGCAGCGCATACGTGACGCGGCGAACATCGTGGACGTGCTCCGCGACCTGGGTTGCGAACTCCACAGGTGCGGCACCGAGTACGAGTGCCTGAACCCCTTCCGAGAGGACAGGCATATAGGCTCGTTCAAGGTCTCGGAGCGGCGCAACATCGCCACGGACTTTGCGAGCGGCGAGACCTACAACCCCATCGACGCGGTGATGGAGGGGCACCAACTCTGCTACCCCGACGCGCTGCGCTACCTCGCGGCGATGTACGGCATCTATATCGATGATGCTCCCAAGCCCGTAGTGGCAAAGCATACACCCCGCACGCCCGCCGCCCCGCTGCCCGTCAGGACATGGCAGGCAAGCCTGCTGGACGGCTACACGGGGCATGAGGACGAGAACCCGCTGCTGACCTGCCTGCTGCGCGTGCCGATGCGCGACAGTTACCTCTGCCGTCTGCGCCGCATGATAGGCGAGTACCGCGTCGGCACCAGTCTGCGCGGATGGACGCAGGGCTGGACGATATGGCCGTACATCAACGAGGCGGGGCAACTGACCACGGCGAAGTTCATGAAGTACCGCACGGACGGGCACCGCGACAAAGAGGCGCGGGTGAGCCAGTACTGGTTCCACTGCTTCATGGAGAAGATGGGACGCTTCGACCGCGACCGTGAGCGGTACGAGATGTGCCTGTTCGGGCTCCACCTCGTGGCACGCTATCCGGAGGCGACCATCTGCCTCGTGGAGAGCGAGAAGACTGCGCTGATATGCTCGGCGTTCTCCGACCCCGAGGACAGCCTGTGGCTCGCCACCGGCGGCAAAGCCAACCTGCGTCCCGACATGCTGCGCCCGCTCATAGCCGCCAAGCGGCGTATCTTCGTCCATCCCGACATCGACGGTTACGGCGATTGGGAGAAGGCGATACGCGCCATCGACTACGACCGCATCTACCTCTCGCAGCGGGTGCGCGACCTGTGGCAGCCCGCCGACGGCGACAAAGCCGACATCGCCGACATCATGCTCCGCTGGACGCTGGACGACACCACCGACGAGGGCACCAAGGTCGCCACCCTGCTCGGACACCCAGAGAAAGCGGAACTGTTGAACCGACTGATAACCCGAATGAACCTCCAACGCGTATGAACGACGAGAAAAACATGGTGCCCGTAGGCACCAAGATTGCCAAACAGATGGTGCCCGTGCTCAAAGCCATCATGGCGCAGATGGGCATGACGATATACGACTTCTTGCAACTCTGTCTCGACGTGGTCATCCGTCTGCGTGCTGCCGACCGCGAGCCCGTCAGCGAGGAGTTGGCACGGGCGATACGCCTGTTCGACAACCTCCGGTCGTGCCGCGACCACATCACCCTGTGCGACGACCCGCAGAAGATGCAAGTGCTGCACGCCTTCTACCTCCTCGGCGAGCGGGGCAAGGCGGGCAGGCGCATGGTGGGCGTGGGCGAGGAGATGTGCGGCACGCGCGAGGTGGACTACAACATCCAGCGGCAGTTCGAGCAGATAGCCGAGGTGCTGCTGCCCGATGCCTACTACCGCAAGTTGCGCCTCCTCGGCGTGGAGTACGACACCAACAGCCTCTATGAGACGCTGCTTGCCATCATCGATGACCACATCATCGACCAGGACACCGACGAACTACACCGCCTCTTCAGCGACAACCGGCGCAGCGACTACGGACGCCGCACGGACACCGACACCCGCTACCAGCAGAAGCGCACGCCATCCATGGAGCGGTACGAGCAACAACTATTCAACGCCGACCAAGATGAGCAAGGATAAGACCTACCGCCGGCTGATAGCCTCGCCTCGATGGCGGGCGGTGCGCTGCGCCTACCTGAGTGCGCACCCGGTATGCGAGATGTGCGCCGCACGCACGCCGCCACGCTACCGCGCCGCACAATGCGTACACCACCGCACCGAGTGCGAGACCGCACGCACACGGGCAGAGATGGAGCAACTGATGTTCACCCCGTCCAACCTACAAGCCCTATGCTACGAGTGCCACGCTGACATCCACCGCGCCAAGCGGTCGCACAGCCGACAAGCCGTGATGCAACGGCGAGCCGAAGCGCTCGAGCGGTGGAAAGCCGCGCACGCGAGACCCCCGGGGGTGCATTTAGATTCCGACCCCCTCCCGTCTCCCAAATCCACTTGCCCTCCTCGGAGTTGGGAGAGTGATTTTTCAAAGGGAGTGCTTTTGCCCGAGGCAGGCGACCGCCACATAAAACCAGCAATCCCACGGGGCACGCAAAGCCCCACTTAACGAGAAATAAAAACCGACAATATGCCCAAACAGACATCCCATACAGTGCAACTGCCCACCACCAAGCCCGACTGCTGTCTGGCGTGCCCGCTATGCGGCAAGATACCCGCCAACATGCGCCCCAAAGGCAGCCGCGAAGGCTATGTATGCCTCGGCACCATGGAGGCTATCGGCACCAAAGCCGTGCGCATACTCGCCTCCGAGCGCGACAGCAAACACCCGCTCCACCGACCCTGTGACGCGGCGTGGCAAGGCTGGATGACCATTCCTACCCGCAAACTCAAGGTCAATTCGGAGGCCTACGGGCTCTACCGCGTGCCTTTCGTCAATGCCATGCAAACCACCATCCGTTTCCATACGCGCAACTGACCGACCTTTCCCATGACCTTGTCGTGTAAGGTATAGGTGATTGATAGGTGATTCCCGAGAGGATGTCAATAGGATAGAACGACAAAATACCAACAATATGAGAGCAAGAGAATACAAAACCCAAATCCGCAAGCAGGTGGCAAGCGGACACGGCGGAGAGATACCCGCCAACCTCATCACCACCATCGACCGGCTGGCAGATGCCATGGAGTACAGCGACGAACTGCGTGCCGCCATCAAGCAGGACGGCTACATCATCACCGAGATAGGCAGCACGGGGCAAGTGACACGCAAGCAGAACCCGCTCATACCCGTTCGCTACCAGCAAGACCTGCTCATACTCAACTACCACAAGGCACTCGGCTTCACCGATGCCAAAGCCGCCGTCAAGGTCGAGCCCAAGACTGATGACACCAACGACACCCTCACCGCCATCGTCTCCGGGCTACAAAAGTAAACAACGTAATTTTTTAACAACAAGCAATATGAAAGTGTACATCAGTCTTCCCATCAGCGGTCGTCCGGAACCGACCTTTGATGCCCGGTATGCAGCGGCACAGCGACGCTGCGCGTTAATCATCAGTCTGCTCCGCAAGTGCGACGAGTTCCGCGATGCGGAGTTCGTTCACACCTTCGACCTCAATCCTCTCGGCGCGGTCACGGAGGCGCAAGCCATGGGGCGGTGCATACAAGCCGTCATAGAGTGCGACGCTATCTTTGAGGACTACAACGGTTGGACTTCCCGCGGTTGCGCTATCGAAGCCGAAACGGCTTTGCAATACCGCAAGCGTTTCTATTCCGCCGCCGAGTTCTGCCTCCCTCGTGAATAACAACATCAGACATTTACAAACCAATAAGACTCAGTTATGAACATCAAAAAACAGCAAGACGGCACGTACACCGTGCATTTCAACGAGCCGAGCGTTTATCCCGCTTTCGGCGGTTACGACAGCATAGAGGCTGCCAAAGACTTCGTGCGCAGGACAATCTCGCACAGAGTAGTATTTATTCACATCCTCCCACGCACATGGTGGGTGGTAAAATTATGACAATATGAACCTCACGACAAAATGCTCCGATTGTGAGTATCACAACGCCGACAAAGGATGGTGTGCATTGTATGACGTGTATATACCATTCATGGGGGAGTGCTATAATTGGTAATTGAAGGACTGATATAAATATGAACATTGAAAACATCAAGAACACGCTGACAGTCGGACTAGTGCTGGCTGCCGCGTCCGAACTGCTGATACGCACTTCGGTCACGACCTTGGAGAACGCCGGTGCGCGGTTCAACGGTGAAGCCAAACGTGCCATGAGCAACCTCATGGAGAGCACCCACAAGGTGCAATACTGGTACGACCGGTTGCAAGAAAAGGTCATCGGTAACGACGACAGCAGTATGGAGGTCTTTGACAACCTGCTCTACAACGCCGGTCGCCTCGCGCAGATGGGGATGATGTACTACAACATCTTCAGCAGCGACAACAGAACCGCCCGCGAAGACATCGAGCAGGCTTTCCGCGTCTTGGAGAACCTGTCCCTCAAATCTACCGGCGGTTGCTTCACGCAGGATTATATCCGGCAGTTTGAACCCAAAGTATAGCCTATGTCAGCATACGAACTGTACATACCCGCACCGCCACCCACACGCAATCGCCGGACGGGACAATTCCTCAAAGGAGCCAAAGCATGGAACAAGGGCATGAGTTGGAACGAGATGATGCCCAAGTCCTCCCAACGGCAATGCGCCAAGGGGTGGAAGAACCTGCAAAAGTACCGCCCCAAGACGCGCCCGGACACAGCAGGCAGAAGCAAGAAGCAGGTGGTCGCCGTCACCGATGACGGCAAGTTCCGCATCTTCGACTATATCGGCGATGCCGCCCTGTGGGCAGGCGGCAGCAGGGAGAACGTGGGACGCTGTTGCCGTCAGAACCAATCACGCCGCACGCTGCACGACGTGAAGGGCGGACTGACCGACCGCGTAAACACCGACCACCGGTATCTGGGCATCCGCTTCTACTTCTACGACGACCCAATATGGTGGCACAAGGTGGAGGACGCCTGATGCACCACTCCGGCACACCGTCCACACCATCCGGACACGCAGGGCGCACCACTCGGCTAACCTATTCCGCCAACGGACCGCTATATGGTTTCATAAAGATTTGTGTGTTTATAGTTAAACGATTGAAGCAAGAAATAAATTTGTTTTGTTGGACACAAAACCCCGCCACCCGCCTGCGACAGGTCGGTGGCGTTTTTTGACATACTGAGAATAATTTGTAAAATGCAAGTTGCAAACCTTACAAAATGCAAGTCTCACTTGTATGGTCAAATAAATTATCGTACCTTTGCGCAAAAATTAGGATTATGAATATAGAACATACTTTTTCGCAAAGGCTTAGAAATGCGAGGATTATGAAAGGATACTCGTACAGAACTTTTGCAGATGCCTTAAATAATATAGTATCTGCACAAACTTTGCGTAATTATGAAAATGGACTTTCATTTCCTGATAGTTCCATTATGGATGCCATTTTGAGCGTATTAAACATTAAGATAGATGCATTATTCCGCCCATTAACTATAGATTGGTCTCAAGTAGAGTTTAACTATCGCAAAAAAAGTACGATAAGCGGGACTAAATCTGAGGAAATTATGCAGAAAGTACAAGACAAGGCAGAGAGATATATCGAATTGCTTGACATAATGGCAATACCGTTCATTTCTTCCGAATGCATATCACAATGCCGTAGCAATATGGTTTACACTAATACTGACGCACGCAACATCGCAATGTGTGCTCGTAATAGTTTGGGGTTGTTGAATGAACCTATTGCTAATATGCAAGAAGCGGTAGAAAGAATGGGGGTTAAATTGCTACCTATTGATACCGATAAGTCTTTCGATGGTGTACATTTTGTTTGCAATGGTCATATCTTTATATGTTACAATAATCTTATTTCTAACATAGAGCGTGAACGTTTTACTATTGCACACGAATTAGGGCATTTGCTTTTGAATATACCGGATACTACCAATAAAAAACAAGTTGAATCTTTGTGTAATGCGTTTGCTTCTGAATTTCTGCTACCATCTCAAAAGTTATTTGAGTTGTTAGGTGAAAATCGGAAAAACATAGCATTACAAGAACTTAAAAACATTCAGTCTTTATATGGAATATCCGTAGATGCAATTATGCAAGCAGCACGAGATTTGAATGTGATAACCGAAAACAGATTGGCGACGTATCATATACTGAAAAATAAAGGCATAATTAACAAAGCCTATGTTGATAAATCTATATTTGAGGAAAAAGGAACTGATAGATTTGAAAATCTGGTATATCGGGCTTTATCAAGCGATATGATTTCCATATCTAAAGCAGCATACTTCTTGAATAGAAGTGTAAATGAAGTGTCTGAAAATATAACTTATGTATAATATGACAACAGACATAGTAGTTTACGACACCAATATCTTGATTGATATATATGATATGGGGATATTGGAAAAATGTGCCGAGTTAGGTATACATATTCATACAACATCATTAGTGCATAATGAAATTACAGATATACAACAACGCACAATGATAGATAAATATCTTAAAATGGAGATATTACGTTATGATAGCATGGAGCAATACCTTGATTTGCAAACCTTCATCTCGCAATTTCAAAATAAGAGCAATTTGTCTATGCCCGATTTCTCGGTTCTGAAATTAGCAAAGGAGTTATCTGTGCCATTATATACATCCGATAGGCGTTTACGCAACATTGCGTTTCAATTTGGAGTAGAAACTTATGGCAGTCTACACATTGTTGTGTTATTGAACAGAGCGCACATACTCGCCAAACAGGAAGCCATATCGGCATTGGAAACTCTAAAACGAACTAATAAACGCATATCAAATTCTTTAATAGATAGTGTAATCGCACAATTATCTTAATTCTTCCTCGAAATAGGAATTTTACCGACGACCATTCAGTATTTGAGTGGTCGTTTTTATAAATATGCTATCCGCTCCTACAAGGGAATGGATGGCACCGGCTAACCATAGCGGCTAATCGGCGGCATAGTATCAACTGACTCAGACTATGACCGACAGTGAAGCCCAAAGCACCAAAGCCCGTTGCCTTGCGGACATCCGCAGGGCAATGGCGCAACCCGTCTATTTCGAGCGCGTGGCAGCCATCGACCCGCGCCTATCCGAATACATCTATTTCTGTACAGACCCGCACGAAGACCATGCGAACCTCTACGAACTGCTGGGCATACGCAAGTTTCTGCGTATGCTCTGCACGTATGATTTCGACTATGGCAAGATACACAAGATGTTCGCCCTCTTCGAGTCCTTTGAGATTGACAGCCTGCGCGGCACCAGGCGTTACCCGCTCACGCCGATGCAGTGCTACCAGATAGCCGCGCCGATGGGGTTCGTACACGCCGACACGGACGGCGACCCCGTCCGCGTATGCACCGAGGCGACACTGTTTGTACCCCGCAAGTCCGCCAAGACGCACATGGCAGGACTATACATTGCGTGGTTCTTTCTCGCCGAGAGCCGCGACTGCGAGTGCTACTGCACCGCCAACTCCGCCGACCAAGCCAAGATACTCTACAACACGGCGCAGGCGATGATACGCTCGCTCGACCGCAATGAGCGGCATATCCGCTTCACCGCCACCGAGACCAACTGGAAGCCCGGGGAAACACGCAAAGCCAAGGTGGCGGCCCTCACGGCAGGGGGCAAGACGAAAGACGGACTCAAGGCGGAACTGTGCTGTGCCGACGAGTACGGGAGTGCCGCCTATGTGAAGGACAAAAGCGATATGGCGCGGCTGGTGGGTGTGGTGCGCGGTTCGATGGGTGCACGCAAGCAACCCCTCACGCTCTTCACCACCACGGCGGGGCGTGTCATCGAGGGACCATTCGAGATACGCCTGCGCGAGATAAAGCGCGTGCTGGAACGCGAGACGGACTACCCGCTCGACGGCACCGCCTGCCCCACCGATGACGACTGGATGTTCGCCCAACTCTGCTGCCCCGACCTGTGGGAACTGCCCGACATAGAGACCCTGATGCGCGAGCCCTATATGTGGCGCAAGGTCAATCACCACTTGGGCATCACCGTACAGCCGAAGTACTACGAAGACGAACTGCGCAAGATGGACGTGGACCCGGACTACAAGACGGAGCAAATCACCAAACTATTCAACGTCTTCCAGACCGCCAAGACCCGCGAGTGGCTGCGACCGCAGGACATCACTCCGCTGTTGCAGGCTCGCCGCATCACCGACCTCAGTCCCGAAGACGACTGGGTGTGCTTCATCGGGCTCGACTTCTCGCAGGGCAACGACCTCAATGCCGCGTCCTATCTCTGCTACAACCGCGACACGGGCGAGTTCTTCGCCGACTGCGATGCGTGGGTGGCTGCGGACTATGTGGAGACGAGTGCCAACGCCACGCTCTACCGGCAATGGCAGGCGGCGGGCTACTTGCACACCTGTCCGGGCAAGGTTATTGACGACGACTTTGTTACCGCACGTCTGGAGGAGATACGGCAGTACGTGGATATATGGCGTATAGGCTACGACCCCTACAAAGCCAAGATGACGGTCAATAATATCCGCGCGTGGCTCACCAACATCGGTGCCAATGCCGACACCATCCTGCGCCCAGTCCGGCAGACCTTTGCCTATTTCACCGCGCCTGTGGACGAACTCACGTTCCTCATCCACAGCACCCCGCCGCTTATCCGGTTCTCCGACACCTCGCTCTGGGCGTGGCAGTTCGCCAACTGCATGATTCAGGAGAGCAGCGACGGCTTGTGCAACAAAAAGCCCGTCAAGGCGGGCAACTACGAGACGTGCAAGATAGACAATGTGATATGCCTGCTGGAGGGACTGATATTGTACGATGAAGTGAACGCGCAGGGCTGACCCAAACGGATAAAACCGCACTGTTTTATAGTACAAGCCATATCCCGTTTTTATGCTAACATCTTGTGTATGTGATTTTTTTGCAGTAATTTTGCGGCGCAAATGTATAACAATGGCTATTTCCGACTACATAGAGGTGCATATCGAGGGCAAAAAAGGTGCCGAGAAACTTACTCCCGACAACTATGATATTTCCGAATTGCAGGCGGTGTTGGAAGCAATCGGCAAACTCTCGCCCGCAAGCGGGAACGACATCTTGTCGCTCCGTATCGAGGATGGCTCCGTCAGACAGATTTTTCGAGGTACGAAGCAACGGGTGGCTATCTGTGCTACCTTGTTGGGACTCATTGCGGGGAATGCTTATCTTGAAGATGTCGATACTGCGGTGGCAGAGAAAGTGGAGAGTATTCAGAAATCAGCCAAGCACTATGGGTACACTTATACCATCTCAACCTCCGTTTCTCCCCAGCAGTTGCAAATATCTCCGGATACCAACTACGGGCGTAAAGAAATAGAATGGGTGGACGGCGATTTCTATCTCTATGGAGAGGTGCTGCTTACGGGCGGGATAAAACCCAAACTGCAATTGGAAACCAAAGAGTATGGCAGACTGACCATTGCAGCGGACAAGGATTTCCTGATACAAGCCCAGAACCTGCTCTATCATACCTGCGGAATGTGGGTAAGCGGGCAGCAGAATGTCAGGACTAATGAGATGAACAAAGCGAATCTGAAACTTATTGAAATGATAAGGGACTATACTCCGGCTTTGGACTTGGCACATCTCAATCATTGTATCAAGAAAGCAACTGCGGAATGGGGAGGACGAGCAGGATATGATGAATGGTATCATTTAGTGAAGGGTTGATTATGAGAGTGTTTCTGTTAGATGCGTGTTTTGTTATCAACCTCCTAAATGAGGGGTGTCCGTTCCACAAGGAAGCTTACGATTTCTTTGTGCGTTTGTCATCGGACAAAGATGTCATCTTGAAAATATCCACAGTTGCCATATCGGAATATGCCATTAAGGGAGATACGGCATTGCTTCCACCCAATATCCAACGGCTTGCTTTTAACTTCACACACGCAGTTAAATCCGGACGATTTGGTCAGGCATACAAGCAATGTTTGGCAGTTGCCAAAGATAGCCATCGTGCTATTGTTTTGAATGATGTTAAGATGTTTGCCCAAGCCGAGGTAGAGGGGATTACTCACTTTATCACTGCCGACCATAAGATTAGAAGGACATATAATGAACTATACAATGCAGGTCTTGTATCATTCAAATTTGTGGATATAACTCAAGAGACTTACGCTGCTTACTTTGGAGAGTTAGAATTTGATGTGGAATAACTTGCCTGTATTGGTTAGACAGGATTTCAGCGACCATTCAGTATTTGAGTGGTCGCTTTTTATACCCCAACTCCATCAAGAACCACCCAAAAACACCCCAAAATCACACTTTTTGCGAAAAAATCACGAAAAATCGCAAAAAATCACGAAAAAATTTGGTGGTGTCAAACAAAAGCAGTACTTTTGCGGCGTTCAAACTTAATACGATAGGCGGAATGTAAGGAATACCGCCCCAAAAGGTGGCTTTTTTTATGCTCCGTAGCATAGTAAGCATTATGCCGTCTTGCCCCGTGGTGTAGCCGTAATAGCGCACCAACCC